AACATGGTGATTACATCGTCGTATGTCATGATCCACCTCCCAGTTTCTGCTTGATGGTATCGACCAGCTTTTCATTGCCGCGTTCTTCAGCTGCTGCGATGTGAGGCTGAGCCGGGACTCTGCCTCCACCACGCTTCACATGACCATGCTCCAGAAGGTGTGCCAGCTGATAACGGTTTTTTGAATGCACCACCAGATCGATGCTTTCCGAATCCTCGTGGACGTTTTTGACAGACCAGCTTTTTTTGTACTTTCCGGTATCTACGGGAGCACCGGCCTGTATATCCTTGCGGACAGAAGCAGCAGTTTCTTTGACAGCAGCTTTTAAATCATCAGAAGCGAGTCCTGCGTATTTTTCGAGTTCTTCCATAATGGCATCGCTCATTTCGTCGATTGGTATATTTCTGCTCATGTGTTTTTCTCCAGCTTGCAGTTAAATTTCAGGCTGTTATGTTTGTAGCCCATCGGATTGACATAGGTGATGTTGTAGGTTTTGCCTTCTGCAATAATCCGATATTTTGTGGACTCCACAGCGGAAAGTTCTGAACAGTAGCGGCAGGTAAAGTCCAGTGACTCCTCCGGATTAATAACTACTCCTTCAGACTCTGAACCGGAGCTTGTACCTACGGTTGCCCAGCAGGAGAAGTAATCTGCCCAGCCGTTTTTGTGATTTCCGTATCTGTCTACAGTGACTGCATTGACCTGAAATTTCACCCGGACTCTCATAGCTGCTATGTTCATGAAAACGCTCCTTCCCGTATTGCAAATAAAAGAGAGCGCAGTGTAATGGTGAGAGCATGATGGTCAGCTTCCTCGCGGTGCTCAAATAGATAAGCACAGGTATAAAGGATCGCAACCTTCATCGTCTCGCGTATAGCCGTAAGCTCTGCCTCGGTGTAATCGTCAGAAGAAGTCTCGTCTGAATCAATCACAGCCCACTGGTCATCGGTGAGTCTTGCTACATCAATGCATAGCCGTATGGCGGAGGATAAGAGGATACCGACCGTGGCATCCTCATCCGCCGAATCCACACGAAGATAAGCTTTTGCATCATCAGTTGAAATCAATGCCACGGTCATTCACCTCCCATCTATCAGGAACCTGAAGTTGTCTTCATATCGAGGATCTTGATGCCTTCTGCAAGGATGAGCTTGCCGTCGACACGCTCTGTACAAGTGAAGCCGACCTGACCGTTGGTAGCATAAAGCTCGTTGAGACGCTTGATAGTGCGTCCGGCTCTGTCGGCGATCCAGTAGCAGGAGAAGTCGCCAAATGCGATGGCTCTTGCACCAGAGGCCATTGTAGGAACCTTCGGAGAAGTGAAGAGCGGGAAGCCGAGAAGTCTGTCAGGCTCACCGGCAGTCAGAGAAGGCTGCCACATATATGCACCGTTGTTATCCTTGAGCTTTCTGATGGCCGCTACAGTTGCATCGTTCATGAGGAACTTTGCCTTGCTTCTGTACGGAGCCTTGAGGGAATATACAAGGCTTACCAGCTCATCGGCTGTGACTGCAGTAGCAGAAGCAGCAGTTAATCCGGAAGGAGCGCCACCTGCATTTGCCGCGATGAAAAGACCGGTAGGTCTGTCAATAGCGGTTGCGCCAGACTGAATGGCACCGTTGATGAATGCATCTTCCTCAGCCTCACCGGAAGCACGTCCGAATTCCTCGGAGATATATCCTTCAATATCGAAGAAGCTGTCAGCAAGGAGCTCGTCAGAAACCTTGATAAGGTCAGTAAGCTTGAAGGCATCGATGCTGGTCTGGCTGAAGGTAGGATTGCTTTCGGTATAGGCACCGTTCTCAGCAGTCCATGTTGCCTGCGTATGGCCGTTTGCCACAGGAATCTTGCGCTCATTCTGAGTTGTGATTACCTTGCAGCCGATGGTACGCATGATATTGTTCTCATCAAGGGCGCGTACAAGGGTGTGCTCAAACTCCGTAGGAACAAGGTATCCGCCGTTACCGTCAGTACCTTCCTCCAGAACATTACGAATAACCGGATTGCCGGGATGACGAATGTTGTCCCAGAATGCCTTCTTGTAAGCCGCAGATGCTCTGCCGGGCTTATCTTCATCAGCGTCACCGGTCTTGCCCGGCATGTTGGTGATAGGAGCGGAAGTGGGCTGGTTCATCATCTTTTCAATCTCATCCTGTCTCTGCAGGCGCTCGATATCCTTAGTGAGATCGGTGACTTCCTTTTCCATCTTTTCGTAGGTTGCTGCATCTTCAGCGGAAACCATACCGCCGTTTTCAGAGTGAGTATCAAGGAACTTCTTAGCTGCGTCCCAAGCCTTCGCTCTCTTGTCCATAAGATCTAAAATTTTGCTCATAGTAAAAATCCTCCTTAATGTGAGAGAAGCGAGAGGCGCTTCTCAAAATCGGTAACAGGTACCATGTGTTTATTTGCTTCCGGCTGTTTTTTAGGAATCAGTCGGGATAGCAGTGAATCAGTTACGGCCTTGCGGGAGAAAAGCATCTCCGTCTCAGGCTCAGTGTCCGGCAGCGGCTTTTCACCATCTGCGAAAAGAATCTCGTCGGCAAAGCCGAGCTTTACGGCCTCTTTGGCGTTCATCCATGTCTCGGCATCCATCAGCTGTGAAATCTTATGGCGAGAGAGCCTTGATTTGATTTCATAGGCATTCATGATGGATTCCTTGACTTCGTTTAACATGTCGATGGCTTTCTGCATTTCCTCGGTATCGCCGATAGCGATGGTTGCGGGATTGTGGATCATCATCATGGCCACAGGACTCATGCAGACCTTGGTACCGGCCATAGCAATAACCGATGCTGCCGAAGCAGCAAGAGCATCGATCTTGACCGTTACGTCATGCGGGTAATCCATCAGCATGTTGTAAATCTGTGCAGCAGCAAAAACATCACCGCCCGGACTATTGATCCAGAGGGTGATGTTCCCATCTCCAGCACTTAATTCATCTTTGAATAATTGGGGTGTTACTTCGTCACCGAACCATGTCTCATCGGAAATTTCCCCGTCGAGGTATAGTGTACGGTCGCTGCCGAAGCTGTCCGGTTCCTCGTTTCGCACCCAGTTCCAAAACTTTCTGGTCATAGTGCCTCCTTACGTTTTCGCCGGGTGCGGTCACTTTGCTGTGACTGTTCCGGCTCTTGTTCTTCTTGTGTTTCATCAGGCTCCTCCTGTGCTGGCGCGGAAGCTGCAAAAATGCCTGCATCCGCAAGCTTTGTCATATTGCCATTTATGAGATACAGGTCGCCACCTTCCTCTGCCGGGATACGGTCAAGGTTTTCAAGCTCCCTGATATCGTTAGCGCTCATCCAGCCGTTCTGACGTCCGGTCGCATATCCGTTCATGCGGCTTTGATAATCTCCTCGAAGCAGGCCGTCCACATTGAACTTAAAGAAGTATTCCTTCTTTTCATCAACAGTGAGCAGGGCTCGCTGCATGGACTGTTCCCACCGGCATACCCACGGGTCGAGAGTGTATTTCACGAACTCCAGTGACTGCTGTTCTATATTTGAGAAGCTGGATTTTTCCAGATCTCCGATCATATGCGGAGGGATACGAAATATCCTCGCGATCTCATCAACCTGAAACTTTCTGGTCTCAAGGAATTGCGCCTGTTCCGGTGAAATGGAGATAGGCGTATATTTCATACCTTCTTCAAGGACAGCCACCTTGTTTGAGTTGGCACTTCCTCCGAAGGCTGAGTTCCAGCTTTCCCTGACTCGTTCAGGATCTTTCACCACACCGGGATGCTCTAAGATACCGCCGGGTGTCGCACCGTTAGCAAAAAACTTAGCGCCATATTCCTCACAGGCAATCGCCATGCCGATGGAGTTCTTTGCCATTGCAATCGGGCTGTATCCGACAAGGCCATCAAAGCCAAGACCGGGAATATGAAGAACGTCATGGGGAGAGAGCCTGACACGACTTCCTTCCATCGTGCGTGCTTCATCCTGCGAGGTCTGGTATTCGTAGTAGAGGTGGCCATCAGCATCACGGTCGACCGTCATTCGGTTTGGCATGAGCGGGTAGAGAGCTACAACTTCGCCTTTACCATTTCTTATGATCTGCGCGTAGGCATTTCCCCACAGGAGCAGGTGCGTCATTAGCGTTTCCCTGAAGACAAAAGATGTCATCTCAGGGTTTGGCTCATCGTGCAGCAGGAAATAGAGTGGGTGGTCTGTAGCCTTTACCTTGCTTCCGTTCTCGCCATATTTATACAGATGTATAGGCAGTCCTGCTATGGCTTCGGATAGAATCCTGACGCAGGAGTAAACGGCTGTCATCTGCATGGCGCTTCGCTCGGTTACAGCTTTTCCGGACGTTGTCCCGCCGAAGAAGAAGCGGTATGCGCTGCCTGAGGTCGAGTCCTTGGGCTTATCTCTTGATTTGAATAGTCCTGAAAATATACTCATCTGGGATCACCGTCCTTTCAAATAAAAAGGATGCCTCTGTTGTCATATACAGAAGCACCGTTGTCGTTGCCGCATCGGATTGCTCGATCAAGTGCCATAATGGTTGCAATGGCACCATCGATTTTCTCCGTCGATTTTTCTTTATCTGCTTTTATATTTCCGGCAGGATCAGTACGAATGAAGATGTTGTCCATCATCCATCGAAGAGCCGGATGTCCGCCATGAGCGATTCGCTTTTCAAGAGTCAGCTTCATCAGCTCTTTGGTAGGCGGACTCATATCTTTAAAGCCCTGACCGAAAGGAACGACAGTGAAGCCCATTCCCTCCAAGTTCTGAACCATCTGCACAGCTCCCCAGCGGTCAAAAGCAATCTCACGGATATTGAACCTTTCGCCAAGATCCTCGATGAACTTTTCTATATATCCGTAGTGAATGACATTTCCTTCTGTGGTTAGCAGATAGCCTTGTTTCTCCCATACGTCATAAGGAACGTGGTCTCGCTTTACACGCAGGTCGAGCGTATCTTTAGGCACCCAGAAATATGTAAGCACAGAATATTTATCGTGTTCATCTTCCGGAGGGAAGACCAGCACGAAGGCCGTGATATCTGTAGTGGATGACAGGTCAAGTCCGCCGTAGCAGACGCGGCCTTCCAGAGCTTTCTCTGATACCGGGAATGCGCATGCGTCCCATTTATCCATTGGCATCCAGCGGACAGCTTGTTTTACCCATTGATTGAGGCGGAGCTGTCTGAAAGAATTCTCCTCGCCGGGATTCTGTTTTGCAGATTCACAGGCGGCTTCAACTTTGTCGATGCCGACCGTGATACCGAGTGAGGGGTTTGCCTTTTTCCATACTTCCGGATCAGTCCAGTCGTCAGATTCTTCTGCACCATAGATAACCGGATAGAAGGTAGGGTCTATTTTGCGGCCTTCCAGAATATCCTTCGCTTTCTGGTGTGTTTCATAGCAGATGCTATTGGTATCTGTTCCGGCAGTCGTTATAAGGAAATATAGCGGCTGCATTCTGGCATCACCGGAGCCCTTGGTCATAACATCAAAGAGCTTCCGGTTCGGCTGAGTGTGCAGCTCATCAAAGACAACGCCGTGGATGTTGAAGCCGTGTTTACTGTATGCTTCAGCAGACAGCACCTGATAAAAGCTGTTTGTCGGTTCATAGATGATCCGCTTCTGTGAGGCCAGTATCTTCACGCGCCGGTTCAGCGCTGGACACATCCTCACCATATCTGCAGCTACGTCAAAAACGATAGTGGCTTGCTGACGGTCAGCGGCGCAGCCATATACTTCAGCTCGTTCTTCTCCGTCACCACAGCAGAGTAGCAGGGCAACTGCCGCTGCAAGCTCGGACTTTCCCATTTTCTTTGGTATCTCGATATAGGCCGTGTTGAACTGTCTGTATCCGTTCGGCTTCAATACACCGAAAAGGTCTCGTATGATCCTTTCTTGCCAGTCAATCAGCTCGAAGGGCTTCCCTGCCCACGTGCCTTTGGTGTGGCAGAGCTGTTCGATGAACATGACCGCGAAGTCGGCCATCTCTTTGCTGTAGTGGGAAGACTCTGCCATGAAGCGGGTCGGCTTATAGTTTTTCAGTTTTCGCATTGGCATACCGGCCAGCTCCTTTCTGCAAAATAAAAGACCGCCGAAGCGATCTTATAAAATCTTTATCAGTACGAGAGAAAGAGCCATATGGCTCTGACTCCCGGAATATTCATTCTCAGGTTTTCTTAATTGTATTTATCAAGCAGGATGCAAAGCGCCAGCTCCGCTTCCTTGCAGGTGGGTTCGATGTCCCAGCCTCTGTCGTAGTTTGCCGCTACAGTTCCTTTGATTTTGATTGTGAGTTTGCTGATCTTGCCGCCATTCAGGCCGTAGACCTCGCTGGGTTCTTCGTAGTGCTTTACCCAGTAGTGGCAGACCGTGTACTTGTTTTTATCTTTGCTGTCCGGGATTCCGATGGTTCCTTCACTCCACATGCTTATCCCTCCTTGCCGGTCAGAATGAACTGTACATATTCTTTACGGTGATCCTCAAGGTAAAGAACCAGCTCGTAGAAGTCACGCTCATAGGCGAGGCGCTGGACAGCGTTGACATCAAACATGTTAGTAAGGCCGGTGTCCCGGATTGCGAGGATTTGCTCTTTTATCTTTTCATCCATATCAGTCCGCCGCCTTTCTTACACGGTCAATGCCGTAGATTACATTCAGGCCGGAGCCGTTATCCCAGTTCACAAGAAGAGAGCCGGTATCATCAATGCCTGTTACGGTTCCTTTGGTGCCGATAGGTGGCGCCTGCACATCGTCCATCTGGAGAAGTTCGACGCGGGTGCCTATAGGGTAGCGAGAGCGAAGGGTATTAAGCTCTGTAGATGTTATCATTCGCATGCTTCTACCTCCTTGTCCGGTGCGCCGTTTTTCCAGCTTGAGTTGCCGGAAAGGTTGCGGAGCAGAATCTTGCGTTCATCTTTGCAGTCGCTTCCGATGAAGCCCAGTCTCAGGAGAAAGCATCGGAATGCGTACTTCTCATTGTCGACTTCCTTTTCGGAGCTGCTGACACGTTTCTGATCTTTGCTCAGCTTGCAAAGCGCCACAATGAAATGGGTGTAGGCTTTGACCTCGTCCGGTTCGGGCATTGTCTGAAACCAAGGAAATGTTATCTTGTCCTCGGTTACCTCGATCCTGACATTGTCAATGCCGAGCGCCTTTTTTATGAGGCTGCCTTTGGCGGTGAGGAGGTTAGTGAGGTTTCCTACCGATGCCTTATCAAGCGGAAGGCTGACTGTAAGGCCAGTAGCCTCAGCAGGTTCCTCGGCGATTGTTTCTTCATCAGGGGTTTTGCCTTCTTCGGTATCCTCCGGGGTGAAGCCGTCAGCAATAAGGTTGTGGATCAAGCACTCCAGCTTGTCGCTGTCTTTACAGGTAATGGTTCCGGCCTTGTCGATTGAGATGTCGCCAACCTCGTAGGCAGCAGTCGGCATGCCGAGGTAGTTTGGCTTATCACCGGTGATGGCTGCAATAACCTCGACCAGCATTTTTCTTTCTTTTCCGGTTACGTTATAGTTTGCTTTCATGGTATGTACCTCCGTTTATGTGGTTTTCCGAAGGCCTTCTGTGCCTTTCGGTACGTACATATATCACTCTGAAAGCCTTATATATCAAGCGTTTTATCGATAATTCTGTGGTAGAAATACTGCCAAGATTTATCAGGAAATTTGTGTACTATACAGTCTCGAAATCGACCTGCTTTACGAGGTCTGCATAGGAGATCTGTTCGCCGTTTCTTACTACATACACATTATCTGCGTCGTCTGTATCCTCTACGTAGCGCCGGAGAATAACAGATGCGTATTTTGGATCAAGCTCCATCATGTAGCAGATACGGTTCAGCTGTTCGCAAGCCATAAGAGTGGAGCCTGAGCCGCCAAAGGTATCAATTACTACAGAATTTTCCTGAGAGGAATTCTGGATAGGATAACCCAGCAGGTCGAGAGGCTTACTGGTAGGATGATCCTTGTTGCGCTTCGGTTTATCGTAGTTCCAGATGGTGGTCTGCTTCCTGTCGGAGTACCACGGGTGTTTTCCATTCTGAAGGAATCCGTAAAGGATCGGTTCATGCTGCCACTGATAATCTGATCGACCGAGTACGAGAGAGTTCTTTACCCAGATGCACACACCGGCAAGATGGAAGCCAGCCTCAATAAAGGCACGACGGAAAGTAAGACCTTCTGTATCTGCGTGGAAGCAGTAGGCGGCACCTCCTTTTTCAAGATGGTCGGCCATGTTCTTAAAGGCAGCGAGAAGGAAGTTATAAAACTCATCACCCTTCAGACTGTCATTTTGAATCGTGAGTCCGTCTGATGCTTTGAAGGAAACGCCGTAGGGTGGATCGGTAAGAACAAGGTTTGCTTTCTTGTCGCCCATAAGAGCATTTACGTCATCAGCAGAAGTGGCGTCACCGCACATAAGACGATGCTTTCCGACTGTCCAGATGTCGCCGGGTTCCACAAAGGAAGCTTTTTCAAGAGCAGCAGTGAGGTCAAAGTCATCATCTTCGATATCCTTTTCCTGACCGCCGCCGAGAAGTTTTTCCAGTTCATCTGCGCCAAAGCCGAGCAGGGACAGATCAAAGGACTGATCCTGCAGGTCGGCTAATTCAACAGAGAGCATATTTTCATCCCAACCGGCATTTAGAGCCAGCTGATTATCGGCAAGAATATACGCACGCTTCTGAGCGTCCGTCAGGTTCTCTGCAAAGACGCAGGGCACTGTTTCGTATCCTTCAGCACGGGCTGCCTCAATTCTGCCGTGGCCGACAAGGATGTTATAATCCGCATCAATGACAGCAGGGCTTACAAAACCGAACTCCCTGAGAGAGGAGCGAAGCTGTAATATCTGTTCTTTACTATGCGTCCGGGCATTCCGGGCGTAAGGCACCAGTTTATCAATCGGTACCTGTTCTAATTTTTGTGTATTCATTTACATTCCCTTTCTGGCTCGAAGAAGTCGCTCCATCACATCGTCCTGCGGGTTCATACCGGAGTACTCAGCGGAGCAGTTCTCTTTAACAATCTGAAAGATTTCATTCCAGAGTCTGTTGGCCTGATTCATATAGTTGATGCCGATATTGATAAAGGGAGAAGGGATCGGCTTCCCAGTCGTCGGATGCTTAGAAAGATATCCGAGCCGAGTGGTCATCTCTTCACACTGAATCCAGCGGGCAGAACACATCGCGTATCGTTCCAAGAGCTGAGGAGATACTGCTTTGGCAACGCCGAGCTTATCCAGCCACTCCCATGTTTCCTTGTATATTTCTCCGGCTTCCAGAGTGGAGCCGTCATGCTGCTTGGCAGAAAGAAAGTCGTGTGGAGTCGGCATATCCTCACCCTCGACATCCGGGATATCCAGAACGGTCAGCTTTCTGCCGCCGGGGTTCCCGTTTTCATATTTTTCTTTCACAGCACTTTTCTTGCGTCCAGCACCGGGACGTTTGCCGCCTCGGCCTCCGGTGTTGTTAGATTTTGTTGGCAATTTTTTCACCGCCTCCCTTATTACCCTTTTGATTTCGCCTTTTTTGCACAGAAGACCCCGCGCCGTTTTCCGGGAGGCCGCCTCGTAGAGATTCCGACCGCCCCTACCGGTCGTGTCGTGTGCCTCTGTCTCCGCGCTCGCGGTGGATCTTCTCATGGCAGCTCCTGCAGAGGCTCATGAGGTTGCTCTCGTCGTTCGTCCCGCCTTCCGACAAGGGAACGATATGGTGGACTTCCTCGACCGCAACGTAGCGTCCCTGCTTCAAGCACATCTCGCAGAGCGGATGCTTGTGGACGTAGCGCGTGCGGACGCGCTGCCAAGACCTGCCGTATCGTTTGCCGGTCGAGTAGCCGCGCGTGAACGTCTCGTAGTGCTTCTCCATCAGAGCCTTGTGCTCCGGGCAGTACTGTTCGCCGTCCTCGCAGAGGTTCGGGCATCCGGGATAGCGGCAGGGCCGCTTCGGTTTCATCGGCATGGCCCGCCGCCTCCCTTCGGGCATAAGAAAAGCCCTGCGGGCATGGTGCTCGCAAGGCTTCTGGTTCTTCTTATGGTTTTCGCTATTGTAAGGATAACACAGGAGGCGTCTGCCATTCTGTGCCAAAGTGTGCCAAACCGTGCCAGTTTTTCTAATCCGGCACAACAAAGTTCTGAAGCGCCGAACCGTGGATGCGGTGGACCGTGCGGAGGCTGACGTTCAGCATGCAGGCGATCTCATCCCATGTGCAGTTGTCGATGTACCGGTAGCGGAGCACCAGCTGCTCCTCCGGATCAACCAGCAGATCGATCCGCGCGTTGATCTCGTCCCGCAGCGTAATGAGCCGCGCCACCTTCTTCTCCACGTCGGCCTGTATCTCATCGATCTTGTGGAGGCAGGTGACGAAGTGCGCGTCCGTTGGTGTGTTTGGGTTTCGCGGCATGCCGTCGTAGCGCATGCCGCTGACGCTGGCGCTCATTTCCTTCCAGTAGTCGATCTCGCGGAGCCGCGAGTGGATCAGCGCATCCAGATGCTTGGCCTGATTCAGGTATTGTTTTGGAGTCATGACTTCACCTCCTCGTTGAGTTTCCTTATCAGCATTTCGCCGTCGACCGCGGTCAGCGCCTGATACCACTGGGAGCGGAAGAACCGCTCGATCTCGTCCTTGTCGGATTGAGCAGCCTTGTTCCGTGGATTCATGCGCAGGGCCTTGAGTGCTGTCCGGTAGTCGCGGACGGCCTGCAGGATGATGGCGTTGGCCAGCCTCTCGTAGGGTTCGTCCATCACATCACCGCCTTCACGGCAGCAATCAGTGCCGCCTGCGTCTTGTCCTTGCGCTTCAGCGCGTCGAGGATCTGCCCGTCGATGGTGTTCGCCGCAATGATGTGCTGGATGACGACGGTCCGGCTTCCCTGTCCCTGACGCCACAGCCTTGCGTTCGTCTGCTGGTAGAGCTCGAGGCTCCATGTGAGCCCGAACCAGACAAGCGTGCTGCCGCCAGCCTGAAGGTTGAGCCCGTGCCCGGCGGAGGCCGGATGGATGACCGCGACGGGGATATCGCCGTTGTTCCAGTCGGCGATGTCTGCGGAGGTCTTGATTTCGCGGACGTTAAAGCGTCTGCGGATTCTCTCGAGGTCGTGTCGGAACCAGTAGGCGACGAGGAGCGGCTTGCTGTTTGCGGCTTCGATGATGTCCTCCAATGCGTCGAGCTTCCGGTCGTGGAATTCGATGATCTTGCCGTCATCGGAATAGATGGCTCCGTTTGCGAGCTGGGAGAGCTTGCCGGTGAGGGTTGCAGCGTTTGCGGCTGTGATTTCGTCGCCGTGGAGGTTCAGCACCAGATCCTGTTTGAGCTCCTCGTAGCGTTTACGCTCATCCGGAGAGAGCTGCACCTCGTACTGCGAGGAGACGAGCTCCGGCATCTTCAGGTGGTCAGTGGACTTCATGCTGATCGTGATGTCGCCGATTCTCCGGTAGATGGCGTCCTCGGCGTGTGGCAGCGGCTTGTAGGAGTAGATGATCTCGCCGTTGCGCTTGTCGGGCATGAAGTACTGGCTGCGGTACTGGGTGATGAAGCGTCCGAGGCGTTCTCCCTTGTCCAGCACCTTGAACTCAGCCCACAGGTCCATCAATCCGTTGCTTGATGGCGTGCCGGTGAGTCCGATGATCCGCTTCACCTTGGGACGCACCTTCATCAGTGCCCGGAAGCGTTTTGACTTGTGGTTCTTGAAGCTGGAGAGCTCGTCCAAGACCACCATGTCGTAGGCGAAGGGGATGCCGGAGTCGTCGATCAGCCATCCGAGGTTCTCCCGGTTGATGATCGTAATATCCGCCTGCTGCATGAGGGCCGCCCTGCGTTCCCGCGCGGTGCCGACAGCGACGGCGTAGGTGAGACCGGAGAGGTGCTCCCATTTCTTGATTTCGGCGGGCCAGGTGTCGCGGGCCACTCGAAGCGGTGCGACAACGAGAATCCGGTGGACCTCGAAGCTGTCGAACAGGAGGTCAGCGGTAGCAGTCAGCGTGATGATTGTTTTCCCAAGACCGCAATCAAGGAAGATGGCAGCTGTGTTGTGAGTCTCGATATAGGAGACGCAGTATTTCTGGTAGGAATGAAGGTCACTTAGTTTTGGCATTTTCTTCGATCTCCATTTCTTTTATCTGCCTGATGAACCATCTCAATTCGCTGTGATGATGGGCATGTGCGCTCTGTGAAGGGAACACGACCAGATTCTCAGGAGAGTTGTTGTATCGGTTTCCATCACGATGGTGCACGACTTCTCCGGGCATCAACGACCTGCCAAGCATCTGTTCAGCTACGACGCGATGTGCGGCAAGCCCATAGATTTTGGAATAACCATCGCATCTGCCTTTTCCGAGGCGGGACTCTCTGAACTTCTCCTTGGTCTCAGGAGTCATGCGATCCGGATTGAGTTCCTCGTTCAGCTTTGTCATATGCTGGCTTATGTTCGTGAAGTCCTTGAGGCTGGCGTAGCCGTCTGGATTCTTTGCTTTGTTGCTGAAGTCGGCGAGGCACTGTCTGCTGCAGAAATGGTGCTTTTTGCCTTTAAGCTGGGCTGAATCTCGGAAGAATTCACGTCCGCACCAGTCACAGACTATTTTCAATCTCATCTATCACACCTCCGATCTGTTCTGGATTGTCAATGACGTAGACGCGGAATCCGAGTTTCCGCAGCATCCGGTGCCGTGCATATTGCAGTCTCCTTGGCTTCTTTCCGGGTGCCTTGAGCTCTGCGAAGGCGATGCGTGCGCCGGGCAGCAGAATGATCCTGTCCGGCATTCCGTCAAAACCGGGTGAGACGAACTTCGGTGCGATGCCGCCGCGGCGCTTTACCTCGCTGGCGAGTTTCTGCTCGATCTGCTTTTCACTTCTCATGGCGTCGCCTCCGGAACCGGGTCGGCCAGGTTGAATGCGGCGTAGGCTGCGGAGAGGAAGTCGGTGATCGGCTTTCCCTTGTAGGTCCAGACGCACTGGCCGTTGTATTTGACGCCGAGGCGCTCCGGGTTGTGGCGGCTGTGTCCGATGAGGATCTGGTCGCCGTGGTAGGTGAGACTCCAGCCGTTTGCCGTCCGGGTCCATTTGCGTCTGGGGAAGCTGCGTTTCCGCTTGGAGCGGTTTCGCATCAGGCGTTCACGGTTCTTGGCGGCGAGGATGTCGCCTTCCATGATTCCGGCGCAGATGCAGCTGACGGATACGTCCTCGAAGTAGTCCGGGTGCGTCATGACGTGAACGTAGCGGACCTTGGTGCAGCCGCACAGCTCGCAGACATGGAGTGGTGCGTCCCGGTCGTCATCGCGTATGTCGTAGATCTCCTTGCATGTCCATCCGGAGAGCGGTGCTCCCCAGCTGCGTAGTGTCTTCTGGCAGCGGGCGAGATAGCTTTTGTCCTTTAGGCCGTCAATGCCTAAGACTTGTCCTGAGTTGTTCATGGTGTTAAAACCTCCGTGTTTTCAACGTTTTTGAGGTTTTGTCCCTTTTGTCGCTTTTGTCCCTCTATCCGTATTTCCATATGGTTTTGTAGAAGAATTGATAATAAATAAATAAGTCTTTTTTGCTTTTTATAGGGGTTCGGACAAAAGGGACAAAACCCTGAAAGCCGCATGGATACTGATGTTTTCGTGT